CTGTGACGATTGGGTGGGGCTACTGGCGGGTTTGCTCAGACTACATTGAGCAAGACTCATTCGACCAAGAGTTATTGATCAAGCCCATCCGTAACACGTTTACCGTGTACATGGACCCGGCCAGCACCTTGCCCACAGGTGAGGATGCGGACTGGGTAATCATTACCGAAATGATGAAGCGGGAGGATTACAAGCGCGATTACCCGGACGCGGCTAACACAGAATTCCAGCATACGGGCAACGGCGATGCGATGGCCGAATGGGAGTCAAAGGACGAAATACGGCTTGCCGAGTATTACCGGATTCGCAAGTCCACCGAGACGCTGTACCGCATGACTAACGGCATGGCGCTTTTCAAAGATCAAATCGAAGAGCTAGAGGCGGATCTATCCGCCGCGAAGGTCACCTATGCCATGTCGGGTGGTAAAAAGGTTTCGCGCGAATCAACGCGCAAGTGCGTTGAGTGGTATCGCTTGAATGGTCAAGCCATCGTTGATAGGCGCAGTAGGTCCGATAATCCGCTCCCCGATAAATGGATTCCGGTAATCCGTTGCGAAGGCAATGTGCTGGATCTTAACGGCCGAGTGCGCCGTAAGGGCATGGTCTGGGATTTGATGGACCCGGCGCGCATGTACAACTATTGGCGCACGATGGAAACCGAGCTATTAGCGCTTGCGCCTAAGGCACCTTGGGTAGTCGCCGCCGGCCAGCTTGACGGGCACCCCGAATGGAAAGATGCGAACCAAAAACCTTACAGCGCTTTGGTTTACGAGCCTGCCGTCATTGAACAGCCTGACGGCTCTAAACAACTTTTGCCGCCGCCATCCCGTACGCCGCCCGTCGCTGTGCCTGCGGGTGCCGTACAGGCAGCGCAAGGCGCTCAGCAAGATCTCATGGCCGTGGCTGGCATGCCACATGATCCGAGCGCGGACGTACCCGGAGCGGCGATATCTGGCGTTGCTCTGCAGAGGCGCCAAGCCCTCTCGGACATTGGACACTATCAATACTACGATAATCAGACGCGTGCGATTGCGCATACAGGGCGCATTCTCCTATCGCTGATTCCGTTTTATTACGACACGGCGCGCATGCAACGCATCATAGGGGAAGATGGCATCCCCGACATGCAGGCGATTAATACGCCGCAGCCTAATCCTTTAAATCCTGCAGTCATGGAAATTAAAAATGACCTGAAGGTGGGCCGCTATGACGTGGTTATGGATACGGGCCCAGGCTATGAGACAAAGCGCCTGGAGGGCGCTAACTCGATGCTTGAGTTACTTAAGACGGAACTTGCTAAGCCTATCGCCGCTGTCGGCGCTGATTTGGTCGTTAGGTCTATGGATTTTGCTGGGGCTGATGATTTGGCTAATCGTCTAATGCCAACTAACCAGGCCGGCATGCAGAAAGCTATCGCAGGACTTCCGAAACAGGCACAGCAAATTGTGCAAACGATTCAAGGGCAGATGCAGCAACAAAGCCAAGTCATACAGCAGTTACAGCAGCAACTCAAGTTTAAGACCGATATAGAGCATGGCTGGATGAGCGTCGAGCGCGACAAGATTAACGCGAATCTCAAGAATGCGACCGATGCGGATAAGACCAAGAAAGAAGATACGGCAGTTCGTGCGGTCACACAGGTACACGTCGCCGAGATTCAGCAGACGGGGAATCTACTCGGCACGCATGTACAGGCCGGACATGACGCGGTTGCGCGCCGCGAAGAATTGGCGAGCGCCGAGAAGATTGCCAAAGAGGCGGCGGCGAAGCCGAAAGCCGCATGATTTTCTTTAAGCGAAAACACCATCACAAACAGTTCTACCCCGCACGCGCGGTAACGCTAGTTGTGAATTCCATCATCATCCATTTACAGGGGAATAACTTGCAAGTAAATCTAACTTGGACAACGCCGAGCACGCGCATCGATGGCACGCCCTTGGCGCTTACTGATATTGCATCTACAAACGTTAGCCGCAACGGCACTATTATTGGTTCACCTATCGCCGTAGTGGGCGCAATGGCGTTCACCGATTCCACCCCGCTCACAGGCTCGGACGTTTACACGGTTGATACCGTAACAACTGATGGGCTTGTGTCGGCCGATTCTAACGCAGTAACGATTACGGTGCCGGCGGCCAATCCCGCTTCGGCAATCACCGATCTTGCTGGGGTCTTGATTACCCCGTAAGTCGATAAAAGCAGAGTTGCTTAAAAAGCAGATGCGCTTAAGTGCGTAGGGAATCCCTATGGGTAAAGTTGTTACGTCGGGCGGTTTGAACGAATTTATTGCGAGTGGTAAACACGAAGAAATCAAGAGTGATCCTAGGCCGCAAAAGGAAAAAGATGCGCCGCCGCTCGAAGTAGTCAAGAAACAAGCCCCCGTTGACGTAAAGCCCGAAGCCAAGGAAACCGAAGAGTACAAAGACCCCGACCCGGATACGCAAGCATTCCTAGAGCGTGACGAAAAAGCGCGCAAGGTTGTCGGTAAGAAGCACGCCGAAGCCATGTCTTTTAAGGCGCTGGCCGACAAGCGCGCGGCGGAAGTTACGGAGGCGGAAGAGTTTGCAAAGGCGCAATGGAATGCAAAGAGGTTATCGGATGAGAGAGCAGCGGAATTAGAAAAGCAGTTAGAAGAGTTAAAGAAAGGTGCAACGCCAGTTGCGCCGCCAGCAGAGAAGGGTAAGCCCGATCCTAAGTTATTTGTCGATGATAAGGGCCAGTTTAAAAGCTTTGAATATGCCGAGGCCTTAGCGGCCTGGGCCGCAAGCGACGCGGTAGAAAAAGATCGCAAGCAACAAGCACAAGAGCGCGCGCAAGCCGAGGCTGCACAGGCCGAAGCCCTTGCGCGTTCGCGCGTAGCGGAAACGGAAAAACGCCACCCTGATTTTAAGGAAGTCATGGCGGCGGCAGATGTTCGCACTCATACGCAGGTAATCAATTATCTGTCCGGGTCTGAGTACATCGGCGAAGTTTCCTACTACATGGGGAAGCACCCCGAGTTTCTAGCCCAAATCAACGCGATGCACCCGCTTAAGGCAATAGCCGCAATCGGTGCATTAGAAGCAACGTTTGCGAAACCGCCGGCAAAGGAAGAGCCGCAGCAAGCAAGCGTTGCTACCAGCGCAGCGCCGCCGCCCATCAAGCCTCTAAGTTCAAGTGCGAGCGTCAACACCAATGTTGACCCCGCAAAGATGACCTATCGCGAACTTAGAGCCTATGAACGGCAGCGCTCCCGAAACAAATAATTTAGGAGCGATTTTCAATGGCTAATAACCTTCTCACCATGTCTTACATCACTAATGAAGCGTTAGTGGTGCTTGAGAATGAATTGGTTATTGCCAACCGCGTGGAACGTCAATACTCGAATGAGTACGCACAGACGGGCGCGAAAGTTGGCAATACGGTTAACGTGCGGCGCCCGCCGCGTTATATCGGCACCTATGGGCCACCCCTAAACGTTGAGGACAGCAACGAAACGTTTACTCCCGTGGTGCTTAATTATCAGTTCCACGTTGATGTCCAATTCACAACGCAAGACTTAGCGCTGTCGATGGACATGTTCAAAAAGCGCATCTTGCGCCCGCAGATCGCGGCGGTTGCGAATCGTATCGATTCAGATACGGCGCAATTCGCATTTTTGAATACGGCGACCACCTTAGGTACTTTCGGTACCTCGCCGGCTTCTTACAAGATTTTCTCAGACGCCCGCGCTTTCCTTGCGGCCGAAGCGTGCCCAACAGAGGGTGAGAAAAATTGCGTACTGGACCCGATCAGCATGAGCGCTGCTACCGATTCAGTGAAGGGGCTCTTTAACCCTCAAGTGCAGATCGGCGACTACGTCGAGAAGGGCTTGATAGCCAAACAGTTTGCCGGCCTTGATTGGTGGGAGGACCAAAACGTCCCCACCTTCATTACTGGCGCGCAAGGCGGCGCCCCCACCGTTACCGCAACGCCCACTGGCACTGCGCTGCTGACTTCCGGGTGGGCCGCGTCTGGCACCTTGTCCACTGGCGGATGGACTGCCTTCACGGGCGTTATCAAGGTGGGCGATACCATCCAAATTGCGGGCGTGTTTGCGGTCAACCCGCAAAACCGCTTGCAGTACGGCAAAGCGACTAAGCAATTCGTCGTGCTGCCGCCGGGTGGTTTTGTGTCCCCTGCGAATGGCGCAGCAACACAAGGCTTGACCTTTGGGCCCGCGACGCTCGCTAACGGCACGTTTAACCCACTCACGGGCGTTTACACCTCAAGCGCGGGCGGACTGCTTACGCTCACGATTGGCGACGCCATTATATCGGGTGGCCAATTCCAGAACGTAACAAGCGCGCCGGGTATCTCGGCGGTAATCACCGTCAACGGTGGAACTGCAAATGCAAACGTTACGAGCCCGCAAGGCTTGGTGTTTCACAAGTACGCATTCGCGCTTGCGTTTGCAGACTTGCCGCTGCCCCAAGGCGTGGAAATGGCTGTACGTGCTTACGATGATGAAGATGTGGGCATGTCCATACGCTGCGTTACGCAATACACCATCAATAACGATTCGGAGCCGACAAGGGCAGACGTTTTGTATGGCCCTGCAAGTCTTTATCGCTCGCTCGGCATTCGTATCGCCGGCTAACCCTTAGGAGAAAATTTAAATGGCTAACGTAAATCTGGGGCCGGCGGTTACCTCGACCCCTTCCCAATTAGCGGTGCTAACGCCCGTCAACATCGCGGGTCCCACCGTGCCAGGGCAAGGCGGCAACGCCTTGCGCTTGCTCGGGGTGGCGCGTGGCGTGTCGGTCGCGGGTGCTGGCGATGCGGCACTCATGCCGATCATTAACTCAACCTCTTGGCTGCCGACGCAAATGGTTACTTCTAACTCACTCTTGGCGGGGGTGTCGGGAAGTATTGCGACGGCAACGCTAGGGCTTTTCACGGCAGCGGCCGGCGGTGGTACTGCGATCAAAACGGCGGCGGCACTTGCGGGCAATACCTCGCAGACGGCGGCGGTTGTGGTGGCGACCACGGTTACGGCGGTCTCTCAAACGGCGCAAACCGTTTTTGTGAACATCGGCACCACGGTTGCGACTGGTACGGTTGACGTCTTTTTGTACGGCTTCGATATTTCTTAAAACATTTCTGGTTGATGTTTTGCCCCCAATTACGGGCCCGGTAGAAGCGGGCCCTTTTTTTTAGGAGTTATCGAACATGCCAGGTGGAGCAACCGCACAACGCGGGAACGAATTATTTGCGCAAATGCTTTCTTTACCTTTGGTCACGGTGCCGAACTTACCCGCAAGTTCAACTGTTACGCAAACCTTTACTGTGCCGGGTACGCAGATCGGCGACTTAATTAGCTGGAATCAGCTAACCACGGTTGCAGGAATTTCTGTAGAGAATGTCTTTGTAAGCGCTTCGGGCGTGCTGACATTCCTGTGGAGTAATACAACAATTGCAGCGGTTAACGGCACGCCGCCGCAGCCGTTTGTTATTGAAGTAACGCGCGCGGAAAACGTTGTTGATGGCGGATTAGCCGCACTTCCTAACGCAGTGTTTTAAGGCGCGCCAAAATGGAAACGCGCGCATTCCAACCGCTCTATACCCCAGCGACGGGTACAACTGCGGGCACTCTTTCAGCCTCGACCACCGTTGCGGCTTCGGTTGCCAATGCTTTTACCACCGCTTTTGCTGGCACCTTAAATAACCAAGTGGTGCAAATTCAGATAGCAAACCAAACCACCGCTTGGGCGTACGTCAATTTTGGCGTGGTGGGCGCCGTAGCAGCCGCAACCATCGCGGCAAGCTACCCCGTCGCACCCGGCGCCGTGGTGGTTGTGAGCGTTGCAGCGGAGGTCAACGGCGCGGCAGTGATCTTAGCGGCCGGCGCCACGGCCGGCAGCGTCACATTTACGCGTGGTGAAGGGCTGTGAGTATCAAGAGCCCAGGCAACGGCGGGTTTAGCTCTGGGGGTTCTGGCACGGTTGGTAATCTCACTCTTACGACGGCAGCGCTCACCGTCGCGGCGGCCCAAGTTGGCATAGGCAGCACAACGGCGGCAACCGCGACGGCAGGGGCGGGCGCGGCATTACCTGCGACAGTGCAAGCGTATTTAATAATCAACGTGGCAGGCACGCAATTTAAAGTGCCGTACTTCGCGGTCTAATGGCAAGCGCAACCACAGCGCTCGATATCATCACTGGCGCGCTACTCAATATCAATTCGTATAGCCCAGGTGAAGCACTTGCCGCCCAGGATGCACAAACGGGCTTGAATGTCCTAAACGACTTGATTGATTCGCTAAGCCAAGATCAATGCTTTGTTTTTACGCAAGTCGAGACGATTTTTAACTGGGTCGCCGGGCAGTATCAATACAGTGTCGGCAACCCTGTGGGCGGTACTTTTGTAGGCACTGTCACGGGCGCTAGCAACATCATTACCGCCGTCACGCAATTCCCCTCAAATATTGCCATCGGCGGGACGCTCACTGATTTAGGCACCGCCTTTCCTTCGGGCACTGCGCTTATTCCCGTGCCCACCACGGTAACCGCGTTTAACCCCATTGCGCAGACAGTGACCATGTCGGCGCCCGCACTATTCACACCCGCCATTAATCCCGACACGATTACCTACACAGTCCCAGGCAACATTCCCATTAGCCGGCCTTTGCGTTTTCGTGATGGCTTTACCCGTGCAACCACGTCAGGCAATAGCAACTTAGATTATTCCTTTGAAATGGTCTCTTTCGACCGATACAAGGAAGAGTTACTAAAGAATGTACAGGGGCCATGGCCCTATGTTGCGGCATACCAGCCCACTTACCCCTACGGGCAATTATTCGTTTATCCCAATCCCGGCGCGGCGTATCAGGCGCACATATTCACCGATCTAATCATCAGTGAATGGGCTACCACGGGCGCGGCGTACTCGCTCCCGCAAGGCTACACGCGCGCCTTAAAGAAATTACTTGCCCTTGAGCTTGCGCCCAACTACGGCAAGACCCCCAGCCCGTTGCTCATTACGCAGGCCAAGGAAGCTAAGGAACTAATTAAAGCGGTGAATGATACGCCCGTGGTCACGCTCAAATTCGATAGCTCGATTGTGCGTTCCCAGGTGCAAGACGCGGGTTGGATTATGAAGGGTGGCTTTGTTTAAGGGCGGCGATTTTGGCTTCGTAGGCGATTCGTATCAGGCGCCTATGACCTTACAAAACGCGCAGGACTGCATCAACTTCTATCTAGAGCGCGACCCGCATGAGGCGGCAAAAATGCCCAATGCACTACTTGGCGCGCCTGGTTTAAATCCGGTAGTTAGTACGCAGACGGGCCAAGTACGCGGCGCTTGGGTTCTACCGGGTGGGCAGCAAGCGTTAGTCGTTGCGAATAACACGCTGTATCTAGTCGTGATCGCAACGCCTGCGACACAGACGAGCCCGCCGACATTCTCAGCTAGCGCTGTGGGCACCTTGCTCACCAATAGCGGCCCCGTGGTGATGCGCGATAACGGCGTGATCCAAAACGGCTTAGGTGGCTTCGTTCTAATCGTTGATGGCACGTTCGGATATTACTATTTGATTGCTGGCGCCCCGCAAGTGGCGAGCTTTACGGGCTCGCTCACAAGCGGTTCGGCGATTATTACGCTACCCGGCAACTTGCCGAACGGCCTCATTATCGCGAATACCCCGACGCTTACCGATATCGGCGGTGTCATTCCTATCGGCACGACAATCGTCAGCGTCGATACTATCGGGCTTACGATTACGATGAGCGCTCTTGCATCGGGAAACAGTTTCACCGATACAATCAGTTTAAATATTCCAGTATTCGGACGCATCACGGACGCAGGCTTTTTAGGCGCGCAGCGCGTCGCCTTTATTGAGGGCTGGTTAATTCTAAACCGCCCGAATACACGCACCTTTTACACCACGGGCCCGAGCCCTTATTCAATGCTCTTTCCTGGGCTCTTCTTTGCGCTCAAGGATTCAAGCACCGATAACTTGGTGACGCTATACGAAAACAACCGCGAGCTATGGCTAATCGGCGAGCGTACCTCCGAAGTCTGGTTTAACGCGGGGGGCACTAACTTTGCATTCCAGCGATTGCCAGGGGTGGGCCCGCAGATCGGTTGTGCGGCCGTATATTCAATCTCACGCGGCGGGGCTCAATTGGTATGGCTTGGGAAGAATGAACAGGGCCAAAACATTGTTGTCTGCACGAATCAATATTCTTTCACGCGGATTAGTAATCATGCGGTTGAGCATGCAATCACACAATACCCGGTTGTAAGCGATGCTATTGGATATTGCTATGAGGAAGAGGGGCACTTGTTTTACATGCTCATTTTCCCCACAGCCGATGTTACATGGGCTTACGACTTCGTCTCGCAGACCTGGGCCAAGCGCTTAAGTTGGGACCCCATAGCGGCTGTCTATCATCGACACCGCTCTAATTGCTATATGGATTTTGGCGACATACGCATTGTCGGGGACTATCAAACCGGCCAGCTACATCAAATGTCTAGGGCATTTTTTACCGATGCAGGCAACCCCTTGCGGGCGCTCAGGCGCACCCCGCCGATATGGGAAAAGGAAAACCGTGAAAGAGTTTTTCATTCGCAATTGCAGATTGAATTTACCCCAGGTGTTGGCCTGCAAACAGGTCAAGGTAACAACCCCCAGGTGATGCTTCGGTGGTCGGACGATGGCGCGTTTACATGGAGTAATGAGCATTGGACGACTATCGGCCTTGCGGGCGTTACGAAAAATCGCGCGATGTGGCGTCAATTGGGTCGCGCGCGTGACCGGGTATATGAGGCGGTAATTTCCGATCCCGTACAACGGGACATTATTGGCGCAACGCTCTTCGCGGAGGGCTCGTGAGTACGACGCAGTTTCGCACCGCGCCGACCTTTACCGAACAACTAAGCGAAGGCACGCGCAATAACTCTAAGTGGTATCGGTATTTTCAGCAAAACGAATTGGGCACCCCGCCGAGTAATGAGCTAGCGATAAATATCGGTGGTTCGCCGTTCTCATATACGGCAGGCATGAAAGGCTTCGTAATTATCTCAGGGGGTACCGTTTCTAATGTGATGTTTTCGAGAACCGCAGGCACGTTCTACCTAACCGGCCAAACGGCGGGTGTGTTCCCCATGGCGCAGAACGATATTTTAAAAGTCACTTACACGGGCAAGCCCTCTATGGTGTTTGTGCCGACATGAGTGCGGTACTCAAACCGACACTAAACAATCTAGAAGGTTTACTCCAAGGCTTGCCGCAAGTCCCGGCGGATTGCGTACACGCCTTTGCGCCTGGGATTTATATCCGGCAAGTAACGCTGCAAGCCAATACGTTTGTCATGGGACACCATCACAGGCATGCGCACTTAAACATCATGTTATCGGGTCGAATGACCATGTTTAACACCGATGGCACGCGCTCGGAACTGTGCGCGCCTGTGGTTTGTGTCGCGCAACCTGGGCGCAAGGTCGCCTATGTGCATGAGCGTACCGTATGGCTAAACGTCTATGCCACTACGGAAACCGACGTAGAAAAACTAGAAGCGTTCTTGCTCGATAAGACTGAGACGCACAACGAATTGCAGCGCGCTTTCAAAGTGGACCGGGAAGCTGACCGGGACGACTTTGGTCAATTTCTATTTGAACAGAACTTGACGCCCGAGTACGTGCGCGCCGAGTCAGAGAATACAACCGATCTAATTACCTTTCCGATGGGCGCTTATAAATTCCAGATAGGAGAATCCAGCATTGAGGGTAAAGGGTTGATTTGCACCGCTGATATTGCTTTCGGTGAAGTCATTGCGCCCGCGCGCATTGAAGGGAAGCGCACCCCCGCCGGCCGATATACCAATCACTCAAGCCAACCCAATGCGCAAATGGTGAGTGATGGTAACGGCGACATATTTTTAGTGGCGCTGCGCCCGATTGGCGGTTCATTGGGCGGGCAGCCTGGGGACGAAATTACCGTAGATTACCGCGCGGCGCTCAATTTAAATAAGAGACTATCGCAGTGAGCGCAATTGCCGTTGCTGTCGTCGGTGGGGTTGCAGCCATCGGCGGGGCCATCATTGAGAGCAATGCCGCGCAGTCCGCTGCCAATACGCAAGCCGGCGCCGCTCGCAATGCTTTGCAATTTCAGCAAGGCATGTACAACCAAACGCTCAGCAATGAGCAACCCTTTTTGCAGGCGGGGCAGGGCGCAACCAGTCAATTAAATTATCTACTGGGTACGGGCACGCCTGGGCAAAACAGCGCGCAAACAGGGCAGACGGCGGCAAGCTCGCCGGCCGGCGGTTTCGGTTCCTTGAATTCGCCCTTTACTATCGATCAGTTTCACAACATGTCGCCAGCGTATCAATTCCAGATGCAGCAAGGCGCGCAGGGAACATTAAACCAGGATGCGAGCGGCGCGGGCGCACTCTCGGGCGCGGCCTTGAAGGACTTGACGAGCTTTAATCAAAATTACGCCAACACAGCTTTTAATAATGCGTTTCAGCAATATCAAACCCAGCAGTCAAACACCTACAACCGCTTGATGGGGGTTGCACAGCTAGGCCAAGGCGCGGCGAGCAATCAGGCGACGGGCGGCAGCAATTACGCGTCGAGCATCGGGCAGACGGCAAGCAACATCGGTACCGCCCAGGCTGGCGGGATCATCGGCGGCGCTAATGCAATCGCGGGCGGCCTATCGAGCGCGGCCGGCGCTTATGGGACGAGTCAAGCCCTACCATGGTTGCAAGCGAACTTAGGCGGTGGCGGTGGCGGATGGTCACCCCCTCAAACGCTTACGCCGAATCCGGGCACGGGCGATAACACCTATGGCAACTTGGGGCCGCCGTAAATGGCTGATTATCAAGCTATAGGGGCCATGACGGCGCCGATCAAGACGCCCGATACCTTTGGGCAGTTGTCCAATATCCTCGGGATTCAATCGCAGCGGCAAGAATTGCAGATTCAAGCGCAGAAATTGCAACAAGCGCAAATGCAAACCGAGGCCACCAAGGGTGTACAGGACTTTTTTACCGCTTGGGACCCTAGCGATAACATTGCGCCCGATGGCACCACAGACATTAATGGAGTGCATGGAACTGCCGCGTATAAGGGCTTAAACGGTTTATCTAAACAGGCGGTTGATAACCATTTAGTTCAAATCAAGCAAGGGCAATTGCAAAACGCGCAGAGCCTACAGACGCTTGATGCGAATACGCAGCAACAATTATTTAACAACGTATCAGGGTTAATGGGGGACCCTGACGTTCAGGCGGCAGACAAAGACCCGGACGCGGCTGCGCGCGCCAAAAATAAAATAACCCAAGCGTTCCAAGATTTCAGTAAGCAATCGCCCGAGGCTGCGCGCGTTGCCGGCATTTACAGCAAGATCGCTGACGCGAAACCCGAGCACTTAAACGATGCGCTCTATGCGCTGAATTTAGCTAATGCGTCTGCGCAAGAGCGCAACACACAAACGCAGCCACAGCAGACCTCTAACGCCGCGCAACAAATTGTTAACCGCAATGTTCGCACTGGCGCCCTCTCGGCGCCGCCGCAAGCTGGCGCAGATCTTAACCCGAGCGCGCCCACCGTCGCGGCAACTACCAAGCGCGTACAGGAAGCTGCGGGCAGTGACTTTGATCGAGCGAATCAAGTAAGCGCGGCAGTTGCGCCAGCTAAACAGACGGTACAGTTGTCGCAACAAGTGGATGACTTGGCCGACCAAGTCCACTCGGGCAAATTCGCCGATGCAATTTCAAAAGCAGCGGCGGCCGCCGGCATGACTTCCGATACGTATGCGCGGCAGTTGCTTAAAAAGGATTTAGGAAAAATTCAGGCATCGGCAACCGCTGCGGCGCCGTCTGATAAACGCAGTGAAACCATATTGTCAGGGTTCCCAGATGCGACGAGCGATACCCGGACAATACATACCGCAATGGACTATACGCGCGGCGTTGCACGCCAAGATCTAGCGCGCGGCGAGCTTTTAAATTCAGTCAAGGCGAAGGACGCGAGCTTGCGCGGGTTCCAGCATGCGGACGATGTTTTAACAAGCACCACTGATCCGTTGATGCATGAATTCAATGCGCTGCCTAAAGGAGCGGCGCGGCAGGAATTCTATAAACGCAATTTCAGCACGCGCGCGCAGGCGGAAGAATTCACAAATAAACTAAAGGGCTTAGGTCACCTGAATGTCATTGGACAGTAGCGATAGTGATCTAGATGCGGCCTATGGTCCTGCGCAAGCATCAGCAGCCCCGCAACCCATCGATGATTTAGATGCTGCCTACCCGCCGCCAAAGAAGAAAGAAAGCAAAGACGAGCCGCTTTACAACCCGGAAGCAGAAGAGGCGACTGCTTTAGCCGAAGGGTCGCAGGGATTAGCGTCAGTAGCGAGCGCGGGGGCCGGTACTTTGCTCGGTGGCTTTCGCTATGCGATGGGGCTGGATAAAAACCCCGAGGACGTGGCCAAAGTTGCGCGCGCGTTTACTTATGAGCCAAGTACGCAAGGGGGTCGCGACGTAGCGGGACTTTTGAGTAAGGGCGCATCCTATCTTGGACAAAAAGAAGGCGAAGCGGCGGGCGAATGGGTTTTAGATAAAACTGGCAGCCCCGTTTTAGCCTCTGCGGCGAATACGCTTTCAAATGTGCCTCAGTTTCTAATACCAGAGGCCTTGGGCCGCGTCACTAGAGCGGCAGAAACGCCGACAATAGCGGCGCAGGATATCGTCAATAAGGCGCATGAAGCGCAATCCCTCGGCGCCGCTGGCGTTGCGACTGATGTAAGCAAAGCATCCCCAGGGATACAGCAAGCCGTTGTGGAAAGTGGCGGTGATATTCATAGCGGCGCATTGAATAGGCATATACAAGCGGATTCCTTGCCGATCCCTGCGGAATTAACCAAGGGGCAGGCGCGGCAAGATCCGGGTTTAATTTCTGATGAGCAAAACGCGCGCGGCGGTGAGGCTGGTGCCCCATTGCGTGACCGCTTTGCAAGTCAAAATCAAAATCTTATAGAAAACTTGGATGAAATACGCCGCGAAGCTGCGCCGACTGCGGTAGGCAATGACCATGTGCAAAACGGGCAAGCGCTCCTAGATAAGTACAAAGATTATGACGAGCCCATAAAGGCCGATATTTCCGCCAAATACAAAGCGCTTGCCGACGCTAACGGTGGGGACCTGCCAGTTGATGGCAATAGCTATGTGAATTCGGCTGATGCGGCACTCAAGAAAGCAAACAAGGCGCGTTATCTGCCCCCCGAGATTCGCGGCACTTTGGACGACTTGCGCGAAGGTGGGAATTTCACGTTTGATAATTTCGAGAACTTACGCACCGATCTTGCCGCCGCTGTTCGCAAAGCAGACCGCGCGGGTGACGGTAACGCCAAGGCGGCAATAAATATTGCGCGCAATACGCTCGAACAATTGCCGTTGACCGGCGGCGCTGCCGCGCTTAAGCCACTGGCCGACGTGGCGCGCAGTGCTGCAAAAGCACGTTTTGACGCTATCGGTAGAGACCCAGCATATGAGGCGGCCGTTAATGATGATGCGCCAAAAGGCGATTCGCCGCTTGCTAACAAGTTCGTCCAAAAATATGTACTTGGCGGGACTAAATCGGGCTTGCAAGAAATGCAAAGGAAGTTCGCGAATGACCCGGACGCCAGCGGCACAATAAAAGCGGCGGCGCTGAATTACCTTAAAAACAAGGCTGGAATCGACGCATATACGAATGCGGGAAATTTCAGTCAATCGGGTTTCAATAAAGCGCGCGCCGAATTAGAGCCGCACATGGATCAATTACTCGACCAGCAAACCGCAACCCATGTTAGAAATTTGGGCGACGTTGCGCGGTATGAGCAGATGCAGCCCAAGGGTTCCTACGTGAATAACTCGAATACATTTACGGCGGCGCTCGGGCGCGGCATCAAGGGCACGGCGGAACAGGCGCTTAACTTTATTCCGGGCCCGATCAAGGTGGGTTCTGCCTTGCGCGATGTAGCGGCAAAGCAAGCCGAAGCGCGCAAGGTGCGCGAAGCGTTAGCGCCTGGCGCGGGTATTAAAAATGATTGACCCGAGCGCAGTCATAATTTTTATTAACAGTAAAAAAATGAAGGTTGCGCCTGCCGCGAAGATCACATTTTCACCAAGGAACCAGAGCACGAAAAATACCGAAAGGGCTAACAGGACTTTAAACACGTAACGCACTCCCTTGGCAACAACGACACTAGCACCCTATCTTACTCAACAATTCTTCAACAACGGCGGCACATTCAACGCGGGCGGGTTTCTGCAAACCTTCGCGGGGGGCACCAATACCCCCATAGCCACCTTCACAGATAGCACGGGGCTTACCTCCAATACAAACCCTATTGTACTTAATGCCCGTGGCGAATGCTCAATCTGGCTATTACCTAACACTTCTTACAAATTCGTGTTGCAAGACCCCGCCGGGAACACGATTTGGACCCGCGACAATGTCACCAATGCCCAGCTTCTGACCCTCTTCGGGGGCATCGATTCTGGCGCCGCAAACTCTTACATCTTGAATTTCGCTTCCCCGTTTACCTCATACGTCAACGGCGAAGTTATCTATTTCATACCATCGAATTCAAACACGGGCCCGAGCACTCTCAACGTTAACGGGCTTGGCGTTATCCCGATAACGAATATCAACGGTACCGCCTTAGGCGCAAATCAAATTATTGCTGGCCAGACCACCGAAGTCATGTTCTTTAACGGTGCTTTCCAGCTAATCAGCATCGGCAGTTTCTCAGGCTCAACTATCGGCACCTTCGGGCAAGAGGTGCCCTTGGCGAGCGCGGCAACGGTGGACCTAGGAACCGCGCCCGCGCATGTGGTGTTGATCACAGGCACCACAACTATTACCAGCTTCGGCGCCAGCGCATCTTTAAGCGCACCGATTTATATCGGCCGATTTTCTGGCGTGCTGACGCTTACCTTCAATGCGGTTTCGCTATTGCTCCCAGGCAATGCCAGCATTGTCACGACTTCCGGGGACTCCTTCATTGCCCAGTATTTGGGCTCGGGCAATTGGCGTGTTGCTTTTTATCAGTTCTCGGCGAGCGGCAATAGTGGCAACCAAAAGATAAAACCAGCGGATACGGTGCAGGTCAGCAATACGGTACTTACCGCTGACCCTGATTTACAGACCAATACCTTAGCAGTGGGTCGCTACGCCTACGAACTGATGCTCTTATTTGACTGCGTCGCGGCCGGCGCGGGTTTCCAGTTCCAAAATGACGGTACGGCGGTAGATTCGCGCGCGCTTTCCCCCGTGGTAGAGACGGGCTTTGTAAATGCGGCGGCCGATGGTCCTAAGCAAAGTACATTTTATGCCGCGCCGATTTCATATGCCACGGTATCAACGGCTGCGAATTCCAATCAAGTTATTTACAAGGGCTCGCTGCTAGTTTCGACCCCTGGCACCTTCGGCATTAAATGGGCGCAAGTGGTCTCAACCGCCAGCAGCACCACATTGCGCGCCGGCAGCTACTTAAATCTCACGCTCTTTAATACAGGCACGTCTGCAAACATTGTGCAGCACGTCTATCAGACCCCCGGAAGCTTCCTAGAAACAATCCCGGTAGGTTTTAACACGCTGACTCTAGAGCTATGGGGTGGCAGTGGCGGCGGCGGCGCGCGCTTTATCTCAGGGCCAATAATCGCGGGCGGCGGCGGTGGTGGGTCGGGTGGTTATTGCCGCTCCAGTATTGTCGTGACGGGCTTCGGTGGTTCAACGATTAATTTTACCGTAGGTGTTGCAGGGGTTGCCGCCGGTATCAGCGGCGGCAATTCAACCGTTACCAGCGGTACCTTTGTTATCGCCTCGCCGCCAGTCGCTGGCGGTGGCACCACGGGGGCCAATGCAACCGCCGGCAATGCCCCTGGGGCTGGGGGCGGCGGCGGTACCGCAGCGGGCGGTACTGCTACAAACACTCCCGGAAATTCTGGCACTGCCGGCATTAATAACTCTGGCGGCGGTGAAGGCGGTACAGGCGCCTTCGGTATTCCTGGAATTAACGGTGGCGGCAATGCCGGCGGCAACGGCGCGGGCATCGTGTTGATCGGGCTACAGGGCGGCCCTGGCATCATCATTTTCAGTTATAGCCCATGACCGCAATACTGTCGCCAGCACTTATTTTTCAGGGCTTGGGCTTCGGTGGAGTTCCCTTACCTGGGGGAAAATTATTTAGCTTTGCTGCCGGTACATCTACGCCGCAAGCAACCTATGTAGACAGCACGCAAACAACGCCAAATACAAACCCGGTCATTTTAAATTCCAATGGACAGGCGCCAGTTTGGTTAGATCCGACAAAAACTTACAAATTTATCCTGCAAGATTCGTTTGGCAATCAGATTTACAGCGTCGATCAGGTACAGGGCTCACTCACTGCCGCAGCACTCACAATAATTTTAACGGCGCAGTTCTTAGGCGGGATTCTTTACCCGCAGACCCCCGCCGAGTTGGCTGCGAGCATCACGCCCACAAACTTTGCAATAGGTTCGCATCTATCGACGGGCTTTGTTATCCCCGAGCGCTATGGGGCAGTAGGTAACGGTAATGCGGCCGACACAGTTAATGGCACGTTAGATACGACTGCTATAGGCAACGCCGTCACCATTGCATCTGCTACGGGCTGTCCGATTCTTCTTTCACGCGCTTATATCGCGGTGCCGATCACTGTGACCTCACAAGAGGGGATGGGCATTACGGTTGCTTGGCTAATGAAATCGAACTTGCACGTTATCGCCGAGCGTGGCGCCTCGATCACGCTAGCTAACAATCAATCAAGCGATGCGGCGCCGAAAAATCTCGCGCTCTTCTTTACAAATTCCGTACTGACAAATATTTCTTTCCGCTGCGTCATTTTTGACATGAACGGCTTGAACAATACGGTAAGCCCTGGGCGCCTTAATAACGTTGTAACGACGGGAACAAGCGGCACGGGCGCGGTTGCTACCATCACCTTTGCCGCGCAGCCATTCCCTTGCACGGTGGGTAGCGGCGTGACTGTGTCTGGCGTGACGCCGCTCGGGTACAACGGCAACCAGATTGTAAGCGCGTCAACCACTTCGTCTATCTCATTCTTAAGCGCCGCTGTCGGCCCGCAGACCGTCGCGGGTCAATTGAACGGCGGTTATAACGTCACTTTTGGCATGGGCTCAATCATCGTGAGCGGCACGCCGGGTGGCATCGCTGCGCGCATCGACGACATGCTAATAGATGCGTGTCAGTTCAAGAATTCCTCGGGCGCCTCGCAGCTTGTTTGTGCGCAAAGCAATTCATCGGGCGTGATCTTAGGTAAGCGCTGGGTAATCAGGAATTGTCTATTCCTAAACGGCGGCACAGATCACCAAGATTACACGGCAATTTATGCCTATGTTGATGATTGTATTTGCGACGGCAACGAATTCTGGCAGGACAACCCGCCGCACACCATAGGCCTTACCGGCGGTTCTTCTGCTTACGAAGTCCACGGGTCAAACCATCGCTTCGTAAATAACAAGATTTTCAATTATCGCAACGGCATGTACGTTGCGAATAACTTAGCAAGCATCGTGACAGACACGGTTATTGCTAATAATCAATTTGTTACCTCTGATTGGGGCGTAATCGTTTTCAACGGCACGCCGACCTTCGGGGTTGAGGGCATATTAATTCAAGGGAATGAATTCTACTTTATCAACTACACATATATTGGGCAGACAACGATTCGCGCTTGCGTAACCTTTCAGGGACAAAGCGGCTCGCCGCAGCAATACGCTGTGCAGAACGTAAAAATCTGCAACAACAAATGCGAGTTTGCAGGCACCACGCTTTATTCGAATTTCGTGCGCTGGGATACGGTGGTCACCGTTGCGAATCAAGTCTGCTCAAATCTTTCCGTCACAGACAACATGGTCATTGGACCTACGGAAGGTGTCTACATACTGACTAACGTTACGAACAAGCAAGGCTACACGGAAATCAAGCGGAATCAGTTCATTGCGCTGACGCCAGACTCTCTCGCGAACCAGCCGATAGGCATCCATATAAATCCCAATGGCGGATTCACCACGCTATGCATAGATAGTAACGACTTCATCGATGAACGCGGCGTGCCTTTATTCGCTACTGGCATCTTTATGGCGGCCGGAACGATTACCGACTTTTTCTTTGGGCAGCAAACATTTAAAGGACTGACCGGATTCTCTGTCAATAATTCCGCGACCTTTACCAATATTCGCTCATCGTTCACACAGTCAGGCAGTCAGGCGAATGTCGCCGATGGCGGCACGGTCACTTACACGGCAGCCTTTACCGGCATGGTGGCACGCTCTATCAATGTTACGCCGAGCATTGCAGGCACCGTAGGCACCGTAACATCGATCACAACGCCGACTTGTGTGGTGGCGCTTAAAGTTTCAACCACGGGCGCGGCTGCGGCTAATCAAACCGTTTATTTTTTGGCCTGCTATTGAGCAAGCTTGCGCGATTGATAGCGGAGCGTGAGGGCTTCGGGATCGCAGGCGCCTTGCCTACTCGTGATAACAATCCTGGCGACCTACGCCATAGCCCGCACTCCATGCACTCAGGCGACCCCAATGCAATCGGCGACATTGATACGCCCGCCGATGGTTGGGCAGATCTTGAGCGCCAGTTGGCGCTTTACGCAGCGCGCGACTTAACCATACAGCAAGTCATTTATGAATTTGCGCCGCCGAATGAAAACGATACGGCGGCGTACTTGAAGTTTGTTTGCGATGGGGTGCCATGCAGCCCCTTAGATCCAGTGGCCCAAATACTCAAGGACTACCCATAATGAACGCAGTACCACCATCAGCCCCAGGCCTTGCGCCTTCGGGCTCTACCATTGCATCAGGTATCGGCGGCGGTCTTGCCGCAGTCGGGGTTTTCGTTTTGCATCTATTCGGGATCAATCTGCCCGCCGGCATTGAGGCGGGGATCGCGGCGATTATTACCGCGCTCGCCGGTTACTTGCCGGCCTCAGGGCGCAAGTGATCACGAATAGATTCGATGTGCTTTAGTTTTTTTTCTTCGCGCTTGATATACGCTCGCCACAAATAACACTTTAAGCACCGTTGTCCGCTGCTAGCGCTGCGGGGCCCGCCGCAGTCGGCGCATGTGGGGTTATACGGAATCGGCTGGCGCTTTTTGCGCATGCATTGCCTGATGAGCTATTGCCGAATGCCAGATCGACATAAACATTGTACGGCGCATGTTGTACATGCTTACGCCATTAATTACTAAGGCTATGCAGTGGGCAATCGCGCTGCCCCAATGGCGCTTAATCGCATCATCAACAACACATGCAAGCCACATACCTTGCACGACGCAAACAGCCGTGTACACGCGCACGGGATTTAAGAATTTATAGAGCCGGTCCATCGGTAAAACCTAATACCCCGTAACCGTCAAGATAAACAAGGTAGGTATGCCAGCCCGTACGCCTATCAAAGATCGGCGGCCCGTTGCATCCGTAGGACTCGACAGTCAAGCACGCCTCGATATCCTTGATATCCCACCCCAAGTTAAACGGCGCTAGCAATCCTGCAACGTGATTGACTAGCGCCGCCCTATCTTTAAGCTCGACAACCGTAGCCATCGAATCGGCTAGGCTGCTGCGATGCTCCCTAAATTTCAACTCAAGAAAGCCACAGATAACGCCCATAAGGGCGAACCAATTGGTGTAACTGCACTTGGATGATAAGGGGGGCACTGCGGGCCACAATTACCCCCGCCGCCGCCACAATCAGCCGCCGCGCTAAGAGCGATACCGCACGCCAATACCAATGCTCCGATTTTGATAATTTTTAACATTTACTCTACTCCTTTGCTGTTTTTGCCAATAAAAATAAGCGCGTCAAAAACATCCTCGGACTGTAATTCGTAAATACAGCCGATTCCAAAGTGAGCGCAGACCTTTGCCGGATCTACGCCCTCTCTTTCACACACTGCGGCCATTCTCTTAGCCGTTTCCAGTGAAACCCATCCGGCCGATTCAATTGGGATAGCCTTACCCATTGCCGTCAACCTCATATGGCGGGTCCGGCCTGTAATTAGGGTTTTTCCGCATGTAAATTTCCTCCCTATCGACCATGACATTCTTTGGCGCGCTTACTCCTATGCGCACTTGATTTCCCTTAATCCCCATTACAACTATCTTGATATCGTGCCCAATCATTAAGACCTCTGTGGGCCGCCGCGTCAAAATAAGCATTTAATCTGCACTCCTTTGGTTAAATCCCTCATTTGCTCAATGTGTGAAAGGCGAGCATGGTAAATAGCATTGCGGGCTCATCGATTTGAATATTCCCAGCTTTAACGCCTTTCGTGTATTCGTCCCGCGCAAGTCTCAAAAACACCAATGCATCATGCGTAGCCTTTCCTGTGCTGATGGGCTGCGCGTGCCCGTTAAGTTCCTCAAGTCCTTTTTGCGCAGCGGTTAGCACCATACTATTGGACAGCACAGCCTCACGCACCGATATCCGATCTAAGGTCTTTTTTTGCGGGCCATTTGGGCCGCGTTTGAATTTTTTTACGCCCCCTTGACCCGTATATTGATTTGGCCAATCGGTATTCCCCTTAACATGCCGCCACCACATACGAATGGTGCCAGTCTTTACGCCTAGCTCATCCGCAACCTTAGAAATTCTTGTGCCATTGGCAACCGCATTGACCGCATCAATTGCGCGCGGGTCGGTATCTCGAAAGCGTCGCAGCGGCTTTTTGCGGTCAATTTTGTCGTATTGGTTTGGCCATTTTTTGCCCGTGCTGACATACCAAGCCTTAATACTGTCGCGATGCACGCCATATTTTTCCGCAACTTCGCGCGCCGGAATTCCCGCCTCAATATCCGCTATTGCTTTATATCGAACATCATCGGAAATCTTTCCATGCGCCGCCATCTTTGCCGCCGCTTTTTGCTGTGGTTTTAACTTGTGGAAAGCCTTTACCCACATACGCAAAGGCGAAATGCCCACTTTTAACTGTTTAGCGGCTTGCTCAATTGACACGCCTAATTTTATGGCGCGCACCGCATATAGAATTTTCTCCTTTCCAGAAAAGAAGCGGCGCGGCGTGCTTTTCTTTGTCGATGGCGTGGGAATCTTTACGGGCTCGGGCTTCGTTTCCATTTTAGGTGGTTCCTTTTTGATTAAATCGCGTGCCTTCAGTTTTTGGCCCGTCTGTTTTAGATACCAATTGCGGATGGATTTTTGACTGACCAACAAATCGCGCGCCACGTCTTGTATGCGATCCCCCGCTAGCATGCGGTTAACGGCTGTGACCCTGGCCTCTGCTTCGATGTTTGCGCCTGGGCCGGCAATGGCTTTGCGCGGCGTATATTTTTGCTCTAGCGCCGCCTCTGCTTCAATCCAGCGCATCAAAGTGCGGCGGTGGACTTTCAGTAAGTCGGCCGCGTGTAATGGCGATAACCCCGAGGCGCGATATCGAGCAAGTAACATGCGCCGTTCCGTAGCTGTGTACTTGACCCCGCCCTCATCGTCTTGGTCCGGCGGCGCGTCACCCAAGAGTGATTCAGCGGTCTGCGCCTTGAGCCACTTAACCGCCTCGACATTGTAGGCATTGCTCCACCCCCGAAGCTGCGCGGGGGTCACGCTGTATTTCGCCGCAACGGCAGAAACGGGTTGCGCGGTTTTGATTAGTTCCGCGACAATTTCTATCTTCTTTTGCCGGTCAAAGATGATGACCTTAGGAGGCACATCGGCCGGCGGCGGCAAATTCTCAGGCGCAATGATGTTAACCGGCTCTTCCATGATTCCTTACTTGCGCTGGGAGGGTGGCACGTACCTTATAGTTGGCTTATTGTTTTTGGGCGGCGACAGCAGTTTTTTACGCTGGTTAGCCGTGAAGTCTTTTTCCTCAACTAGGTTGTCCATCCGCGTTTCGCGCACCCGTAAGCGGCGCCGGTATTCTAAGATCGCGGCGACCCCCTTGCGATACCACCCGCCCATGTTGGCGCGGCATACAGTGCAGTTCGGGAATCTCGTGCGTGTCGGCAATTCCCTTTCTTCGCAAATGTTACAGACTCTCATGTCACGTTAGCCCCTTCATTTTTGCTAGCCCGCGTGAGGATAAGCATACTATCCACAAATCGGTATTAACAGCCTTTTGGCCCTATTTCTTGGTGCTCATGCTCATTAATCGGTAACAGTGGCGTACCAAGTGTGACCAAGGTCCACAAATGAGCGTTTATAATCAATAACTTAGAAATGTGTGGCTTTATGATGTACGAGCCTGTAAACTCCTAACGTGATGATTGTTAATGCTTTATCAACCCTGAGTGACCCGCACAATGGTGTTACCAAGTGCTATAAAACAAAGGATTTTGCGATAGGGCATTTTTCGAGTGTTACCAAGTGTTACCACGGTGGGTAATTTCAACATGGAGTTATTTATGAATGAAAAAGCAAAGATAAATTTGGCGCACGCCATACACGCCGAGACCGCAAACATTCAATTGCAGAATGAACTAATTGCGGCCTTACGCGCCATGGTTGGCGACGGCAAAACAACCGAACGGCAAGCCCTCGCAATGGCGCGCACGGTGCTTGCAAAACTGGAGCAAAAATAATGGGCAGCATCGTTAACAGGGGCGCAAGCTTTCGCGCCGTGGTCCGTACTAACGGATTCACCAAGACGCAGACCTTCGCCACCAAGAAAGAAGCTAATGCGTGGATCACAACGACTGAGGCGGGGCTTTCATCAGCCCCGCGTCTCAAGCGCGGCAATACGCTGGGCTTTGTTTTCGCCAAGGCGCACGCGGCAGAAATGGCGAAGCCATACAATAGCTCGGGCGCGGGCAAATTGTTTGAGCAGCTTGGGCGCGAAGTTGGCGACGTGGATCTTAAGGATTGCACCGTTGAATGGTGGCGCACTTGGATTCTCGGCTGGCAGTACAAGGGCAAAGGGACGCAAGGATACTCCCGCCTAACGAAGCTGCGCCGCATTCGCGGGGCCCTCAGTGCAGCGGAGGAATTGCACGATATCAAGATAGACTGGGATGCGCTGCGCCTGGCGACCAAAAAACTCACGCGCGCGAAGGTATTAAAAAAATACAAGGCTCGGGCGCGGCGCGTCACCGATGCGGAAATTCGGATGCTTAAGGCAGCATCGAACGATAAATCAAAACTGCCATATGGCGACCTGATTGATTTCGCCGTGTTCACTTGCTTGCGCGCTGGCGAAATTTTCCGCATTACTTGGGATGATTTGAATACCGACAGCGGCAATCCCATGCTGTGGGTTCGTGATCGCAAGCACCCGACAGAAAAAATGGGCAATGACCAAAACATTCCGCTCTTAGGCAATGCTGCGGCTATCATCAAGCGACAGCCGCGCAAGCGCCTTGCCGATGGTTCGCTAGACCCGCGCATATTCCCGTTTAAGGCGGATGGCTTTGTCAATGCGTTTATCCGCCTGCGCAATCGCGCGAAGCTGCCAGACGTGCATTTCCATGACTTGCGACATGAGGGCATATCCCGCTTATTTGAGGCGGGCTATGGAATAGCCGAAGTGACTGGGGTGTCCGGCCATCAGTCATGGGAATGCCTTAAGGTCTACACCAATTTGAAGGCCGCCGACATGCATAAGGGCCCTATAGCGCACCGCCGCGCCGCCTAACGGTGCTTGGTGTTTGTGGGGCGGGACTGCAACCGCCTCAACCCTTCCGCCTTCTGTTCGTCAAAGAACGCCTGCATTACCTCCTTATCGATTACCCGGCGCCGGCCTAGCTTATAGGTCGGTACCGGAAATTTATCCTGCGCCACCATGTTAGTAATGGTCTCGAATGAGAGCCCGAATAGCGGCGCCGCATCGCGCAAACTTACCCATGTTTGCTCGGGTGTATTACTGTTTTCTTTGCCCATTTCCTTTGTGCCTTTCAAAATATTTTCACCTTCGGATCATCGTTAGCCTGTAGCGCAATAGTCTGCCGGCTGGCCTCGGTATTACCGCGCCGTAGCCAATTCCAGCCCTTGATAACCATGCGTATCTTCAATGCTTGCGGCAGTTTCGCGCGGCTCTGCGCGTCGCGTATAAAGGCCGCCCGTAACAAATACTCGGGCGCAGTGCGCGCCAAATTCTCGCCCGTGTACAAATTTTTCATAAAGTCATCCGCTTGCGCCTCATGCTTGCGGGCGAACATCTCATAAAGCGCTGTCCCTAGCCCTAGCGGCATCGGCCGCGATTCATGCGGGAAGCCCTGCAAGGTTTCTGCGTGCTGCAGTAAGCTGCGGTGCTTCTTAACGTACTCGATAGCATCTGTATTACTAATCTTGACATGCCGCCCTAGGCCGCTTTCAAGCCGATGGCACCATATAACGGCCGTTGCCGCCGCCTTGATCGCATACAAGGGCGCGTCTTTAAAGTGCAATGACAGCGCATCCCCGCCCGTGCGTACGATACCCGTATCAATCGTCTTGAAGGCCTCGACTGTGATCCCGTAGACCACTAGCGACTGTATCGACTTGCCGGATTCGATAATCGCAAATAAGCGGTGCTGACCATCCAAGACCTTCTCATCTTCCGCAATGATGATTGCCTGCCCGTTAACCTGCCAATTGCCTTCTAACATTTCACGCGCCAAAAATTCAACGTGGCGCTTGCGCACAGGTCGATTATTGGTGTTGCACGCAAGCCAATTGGTTGCGTCTGCTGGCGTAATGGTAATCACCTCGGCGATTACATTCTTATTTTCGCGCCACACTTCGGCCTGCGCCTGGAAATTTACCACTTTAGGTTTTGCCATTTTTGTTTGCCCCGATTAATTCTCTTATCGATACCATCAGCCCCATTGCTTTGTAGTAATTGGACCGCGCTGTGTAATCCTTTGTTAAGAGAAGTTTTTGTATCAACTCTTCCGCTTCGCGCAAGCGCTCAAGCAATTCCGCTTCGCGCAAGCCATCCGGTATTTTCACAATATTCAAAAAGGGATCTCATCGTTAAAAGGCTCTGTCGCCGAGCGCTTTTCCTTCAGCCTAAATCGCAAACTCATAAACATGCGCTGTTCTTTAGATTTATTTATCCATGCGCTAATCCAGTATTCCTTTCCTTCAATCTCGCACTGCCCGCTGTAGTCGGGGCTCGTGTCTTTGTCCTTTAATTTCTTGAACAACACGCCCTGCATGCTGTTATTGAATTTATCGGACATGGGGATACCCGCCGCACTCAATGCGGCAGGCCTCGCACAAAATATGTTGCCGGGTGGCGAGCATCTGCCGCGCGCAGATTGCGCACCACTTCACAGGCTCGTAATAGGTCATAGGTAAGCACCATCCATAATTGCTTGGTGATAGTCAGCGACTTCGTTTAGAAAGTTAAGCGCCGCTCTTTCGTATTCAGGTAGCCGCGCGTCTGCGCGCTCTATGCGTTCGCGTACCATTTGTTTGTTGCCGGGTAAGCGATTATCAAAGCTCACTAGATCGCAAAACGCCGCGCCCGTAATCCACAGGTTGTGCTGCACTTGCGCGTGGTACTCATTGACTAATGCATTAGGGTCTGCAAGGTAGATCAAGTGCGTTGCCATCTTGGGACATTTAAGCTCAATGATTCCTGAGAAATCCCCGATATGCCCATCAAGCGAACAGCCCGCCATCAGCACTTTGTGCTGTAGAAACCCGGACTTTTGCACCATCTGCCCCGTCAAGGCTTCGTACATACCGAAGGCTAAAGGCTCAATATCAACGCCGCGCTGCATTTCGGCAGTCCAAAAAGTATTTGCTTGCGCGCTGCCGCCGATGCGTTCTTCGATCAATTGCAATTTATAATCGCGGCGTGTCTTACTCTCTTCGCCCTTCTTCTTACCCTGCATCAAAATCGTATGCGCCATAGAGCCGGTCAGTCGGCCGGCGCGCGCCGCGTACCATTCCATGGAGCGCTGTTGGGCATCGATGACATTAAATTGTCTCATTCGATTGACCAATGGTTATTAATAACCATGTGCGGTTGATCATCGATCCAGATATCAGCGCGATACGAATTAATTTTCGCGGTGCGACTGGTATAAACAACTTCGCACGGCGGATTTTTCACTACTTCACCAGGGCGGCGCATGGTCACAATCTTTACCTCATGCCCGCGCAATGTCGCTTGCGTGATAAACCAATCCCATAGTTTCGGGTCCATGGTGTAGGTGCCGTCATAGTCGATAGCAATTTTCATTGCTTCGCCTTGTTAGCCTCAATCGCCGCAGCTTTTAGCGCATTCCACTTATCGATATAGTGGGTAACGATGATTTTGCGCGTGTCATTTGATAATGAGCGCCATGCCGCTTCTAAATCCGCAGTGCCTTCATGCACCGCATCATGCAGGCTCGTCCATACGTCCTGATGTATATATGGTGGCTCTTCTTTAGGCACAGCGCTCTTACCATCATCATCCGGCATGTCCGACGTGGATAAGCCCGTGACGGCTAATAGCGTGTAACGCTGCAAATAAGTATTAGCGCTGCCGATTGCCTGAATGGAATTCTTACCGCCCGAACCATCGTTCACGCTCCACAGTTCGACCGATTCCAAATGGCCGGCGACGTGCAATAGTTTGCAAGTCACGCTGATTTTATTTTCGGTTTGCGCAATGCTCCAAGAATGCGTAAAGCCGTGGCGCGCAAGCGCCTCACTGACTTTCGTTGTCACCTCATCATGTGATGCATGCTCATATGATGTGGTGCCGTATGAGACGTGCTTATTCTTGGATATAACGGGCGGGGCTTTCTTAAATTCGACTTTCGCAACTGCAAATGCCCGCAAGGCCTCGGCAGCGTCCCAGCGCTCTTTCAGTGCCAGCAATTTTTCGACGCGATCTAAATCAAGCTCGGGCATAAATGCCGCGCGCTCGATAATTTTCATGAGCATATCGCCATTGGGCACGGGCGCCAGAATCGCCGCCTCATCCATGGGTAAAGGTCCAGGCGCTCGGTGCAGGCGCGGTACTCGCATCGATGGCATCTATGGCCATGCCCGTTTGACTCTTGATGTGCTCAAGCTCGGCAATCGCTTGACGCATGACCTTGCGCGCCTTTTTTGCATCGGCCGCAGAGAGGTCCTTCACATTGTCCGCCACTTCGTTAGCGACTTTTAAACAGGCCTTCACGCAACCCAGCGCTGTTGCTAGGGTAGCGACGTGCATGGTTACGTTCACCTTCGGACATAGGCATTCGCTCATTGTGTTTTTACCTCGGGCCAATTCCCCTCTTTCTTGGCCCTTTCCAGTTGATTGAGTAGCCCTGGCGATTTGCTGGCCGTCACGATATCGATGAGGGCATCACGGTATTCCTTGGCCCTATCCTCAAAGCCATGCACCGCAAACCACTTAGCGCAAAGCTCCAGCGCTGCGCACGCAACCGCGACGCTTTCGCCATGCACGGGCTCAAAAGTATGTACGTCTACCTTCATAGCTTTTTGTCCACTTCAAAGCGGGAGCGCGGGCGGTTCTTAATGCGGAGTTGATTTCTGCGGTATTCCTCGAACCATTCGCGCAAGGAAATGAAGCCGCACCACAGGCCGAAAACGCCAACGAAGAGGGCAATGCCGCCGATAAAGACGCACAGGCCAATAAAGAGAAACATCATGTTTAAAGGCATCCCCAGGACTAATGGGAGAGCCTAAAAGTTGTACAGTATGCTTAACGAAAGTCAAGCATACTAGACTGCGATTGCAATTTAGAAAAGGTTAAGTATGCTTGTCACGCGGGTGTAAAAAATTACTCTTAGCTTTCCAAAGGAACGGGGGCCGCATGCGCGCAGTATTCAAGACTGACAACGTCTATTGGGTTAACTTCCATTCCCCTGCAACCCGTCCCCGTCGCTGTCCTCCCAAGACTCTTCGAGCCAAAATCCTGCAGGCGCCTTTTCCGAGCCCCACAGCAAATACTCATGAGTCACACCAAGAGTACGCAGCAAACGTAGGAACGGCTGCAATTTAATATTCTCACTCGTGCCCATTTCCCATTGGGACACGGCCGACTTATTGACCCCGCAGCGCTTCGCGAGTTGATCTTGCGTTAAATTCGCGGCCTCGCGTAGGCGGCGGATTCTCATACCCATCGTTTCTTTTTTTGGCATATCAATCAGCGCCAGTTGTACAGATGGCATGTACAGGGGGTAGCCATATCGAGACAATCTAGTATGCTTATCTACTTTGTCCAGCATACTAGACAATGTAAACGATGCTTAAAACGACTGTCAAGAGGCATTTTGGCTCATTAGAGGCCATCGCACAAGCATTGGGAATCACCAAATCGGCTGTAAGCCAATGGCCCGAGCGCGTGCCAGAGGGCGCCGCATACAAGCTGCAATTCATTACCGGCGGAAAGCTGCGGGTTAACCAATCCCTCTATGTGGTGCGTCGCTCCAAAATATATGAGCGGGCGCAGCAATGAGTTTTGGGGCGTGGATCAAGCTAGAAAAAGATCTATTAACGGACCCGCGCGTTTTGAATATTGCACGCGGACTGCGCGACCTTTACCCGTCACTCTCCCGTCACGCTGCCGTCACGCTCACTTTAGGCGCACTCGCTCAGTTGTGGATATTGGCTGACAAGCACGTCATGCAAGAGGACTTGCTTGCGCTCGGGATAGACGAGATAAACCATGTCATTGGTATCGAGGGATTCTGCCAATTGATCCCGCAAGATTGGCTTCAAATCATCGACGCGAACAACGTAAAATTTCCGAATTATCATACTCATAACGGTACCCTCGCGAAACGTCGCGCGCTTGGGCAACGACGCAGCCAACGATACCGGAAAACCCATCACGCTCAAGCGTCACATAGTGGTAACGCACGCGTCACGCAAACAGCGTCACTAGACCAAGACCTAGACCATATATCTAAGACAACCCCCTTACCCCCTACTGACCTTGACCCGAAGGCGTGGGCGGCATGGATCGATTACCGGCGCAAAATCGGCAAGACCTTGCGGCCGGTAAGTCAGGCGGTCGCCCAGGCGCAGCTAGCTCGATTCGGCAAGGACCAAATGGCGGTGGTCAACCAATCCATCGCAAACGGGTACACGGGTCTTTTCCAGTTGAAGGCCAATGGCGGGGCCATCGTTGCCGCTAAAAATTCCCACTCTGTCCCACCCTCGGCCGAATGGGCGGAACTGCGCGCGCACGGCAAAGCAATCGGCTTTCGCGAGCCCTGGCCGCAAGAATCGGTCGGCGCCTATCGCACCGATTTGGCCATGTGGGAGCAAACCCCGTTAAGCCGGCGACCTTTGAGCGCAGCGCTCGGGGATTTGAAGGCAAAACTCACCACATGAAACCTTCAGCCATGGGCCAAATCGTCGATATCGCTGGCAGACTTCGGCCGCTTGCGGATTTTTATCGCGTGCACAAGCCCGAGGTGCAATCGATTTTTTTATTTACCGAGGATTTCAAGCTCCTGCAGCGCTGGCCGAAGCTCGCCAAGCGCCACGGCTTTACGTTTCACGGGGAACACATTTTTTATGGGAGTTATAAGCTTGTCGCGAGCGCTGTCAGCTAGTCGTTGTCAATGCACCCGTTGCAATGAGTTTTTCAACTCAGCCAGCGCCTTTAATATGCACATGTGCTTGGAAAAGGGCGCGCATCGCTGTTTCACCATTGAGCAAATGATTGCCAAAGGAATGGAACGAAATAAATACGGGTTCTGGATCAGTCGCAAACGTGCGCAATTTCATTCCCCATGCTGACCAATTTCCTGCGATCTATTGCAACCCATAGGAAGGTAGCGGGGTTGGGCAAGAATGGCGCGTAGGGCTCATAGAACCGATGATGTGCAACAAGAGTTATTCGCCGATCTTCGCCGCTTCGGCTTTAGCGTTGCCGATATATCGATTGTTGGTGATGATATTCCAGATGCCATTATTGGCCGTCAAGGTGTGACAGCCTTGTTAGAAGTCAAAACACCACGGGGACTCGATAATAGCTATCGCATATCCGAGGGTCAGAAGCGCTTTGCGCAAGAGTGGCGCGGCTCTGAGATTATCTACGGGCACAAGGCCGAAGAGGTCACGCGCCGCTTTATTCAGCTTTGCAAACGTCTTGGGGTATGGCCCAAGTGATTTGGATAATCTTCTGGTTGCTGGTTGCTGTTGTCATTTGGGCATGGCTGCCTAATGACGATGGCGAGTAAAGTAAGCTAAACTCACACGTAGAATAAGGCAGCACGCTCAGCGGGTTCGTGATTGCTCCGCGCTGCGCGGGTTGACAGGTGCCTCACGCCCGAGGGGGGCTTTGCCGAATAGTCTCGGGGCTTTGCATGACCGCAACCGAATTACGCGAAACACTCACACGTGCCCAGCTTACCCAGCGTGGCGCCGCGAGGGTGCTCAACATCAATGATCGAACCATGCGCCGCTACTGCGCAGGCGACCAAGCCATTCCGCCAACCATTGAGTATTCAGTGCTTTACCTAGCATTTGTCGCGAACGCCGCCGAACGTGCTGCGATCTATGGAGGATAATCGGCGATAACGCATTGATAACTAATGCCTATCAACTCTCATAAGCAATACCTATCAATGGTGAGCGGGGCTAGCGCCGAGCCTCCATGCCTGCGCGCTCGCTCTAGCGCCCTACCAGCTAGCGCTTGGGCTCGTGCCTTTGCGTGGCTATTCGACGCTGTTTCGTGCCTGAGTGTTACCAGGGAGTGTTACCACGCGCGTAAGCTGCTGAGCCCGCTCGCCTTATCGTAGCTGTGGTCTCATGCTGGGTACTACCGGGGGAGGATTGAAGGGGGAGGGGGCACCCTGACCTTAATTTTGCACCCCCACCCCTACATTATATATAGACCTCTCCCCGCATAGATCCAGGTGGTTCAATGTTGCGCTGCAGCGTGAATTGGCGAGCTTATAGATAGAGCGGGATGGTCGATTCACTGCGCGGAGGTGGTTGCCGTAAGGGTTCGTGGCTGCGCTTAGCTGTAGGTAGTTGTGGCTTAGCTAGTACCGGGCGAGCCCTCACGGCAAGTCCGTGGACCTCGAAAATTCTCGAAAGTTTAACTTATTTTCGATATCTGTCCGCCTGGTGGACGTCCTTCCCTGCCGACCCTCTTAGGGGTTTCCCTCAAAAATTTGACAAAAAATTGCGTTTCAATGATTAGGTTAAGTATGCTTAACCTCCTATGAGCGCTTCTAAAAAAACCGTGGTTACTTTGGTCGGGGATGACTGCGCGCTCGTGTTTCGAGCGGGCGGGGACTTGGAACTGTTTTTGCCGAAGAAGAAGCCCGAGGATATCGCGGGGCCGGCTGCAATCGATGCGGTGCGCGTCGCGGTGCGAATGGCGAAAGAGCATAAGAAAAAGATCGACCACTAAAATGACTTGGAACCACCGAATCATTGCCCAGCGCGACCCGCTCACTAAAGAAGAGTGGTTCGCCGTGCACGAGTGCTACTACGCGCGCGTTAACGCGAAAATTCCGCATAGCTGGTCCGCCAATGCGGTGCCGGCGGTGGGCGAGAATTTGGACGAAGTCAAAAAGAGCTTAAAGCGCATGCTCGCCGCCTGCAATAAACCCGTGCTGCGCGCAAGGGGGAAGAAATTGGTGCCGTATGGAAAATAGTCTGCGCATTGGACCTGTGCGCGCCGCCGCGATTCATTACCATGCGCAAAAATGCGGGGACTTGGTTGTGTGGACGATTTTTGACCACCCCGCCGATCACCCGACGCAGTTCGTCGCGCGCCCCTTCATCGGCGTGCGGCCGCTGCTGGCGCATCTGGCGCACAAAGATTTAGGGACGCTGCGCGCTTTATTGCCGGCAGGCTTAACACGCCTGGAGCGCAGCCCAAAAGATGATCCGAAAATTATCGAGACGTGGATATGAGAACGGATACCGAATTACTTGATGCACTGGAGGCGCTTGTGGACCGGGGCGATTGCCCTGGGATCATTCGCCAAGGCGTACGGGTGCCAGGGCTCGTTAATGATGATAACGGCAACTGGGCGGTATCGGCCTCGGGTATGCAAAACGTGGTCTGTGGCGATGAGCCGAGCGATGTAGAGACGACATTTTTTATTGAAGCCAAGGATTGGAAGCCGACTTTAAGGGAAGCCATTAACTATTACTTGGATGAAGCGAATGCCGAAAGTTAAAAGACCACTGAAAAAAATCGCTGCGCCTAAGAAAAAGGCGCCGGCAAAATTCAATGCCGCGACAAAAAAGAGCGCGCATGCGCTCTCCCCCGATGGCCGGCCGATGGTTGATTCGGATCAATTAAACGCCGCTGAGCGCAAACGCTTAATCAAGGTGTTCGGGTTATTTATTCGCGCCGTGCAAACGGAAGTTTTGCAAATCCCCGAGGCTGACGCGGGCGGCGGGGAGAACATGAAGCCCGTGGACCTCAATGCGATTATGCAGGGTTTGAAAGACTTGCGCGTCCGTCACGATTCGATTGAGGCGGCGTTTAATTCGCTGCACAAACAAGTGGCGGGGGATTTAACGCCCGCGCAAGTCGCTGAGGAAATACGCTTAAGCGAAGTGGGGGCGCCGAACTGATGCTCACGATTGAAATAAAAGTGAACGGCAATTTAGTCGCCGCTATCAGCGCTGCAAATACCACGGCGCTACTGGCGGGCGACCGAACGCCAGTACATACCTACACGGCGCAAGCGGTGGAATTTCGCCAGTACATTACGAACGCTGATTTGCTTGATATGGTGCCGAAGCGCGCGGCGCTCTATGTAGACCATGTCCGTGAGGAAGGGATACTAAAACTCGAATGCATGGGATGCCATGCGCGACCCAGAGGGCGAAGATGAAAACGATGAAGCGAAAGCGCAAAAGCGCAACAAGTAGCGTTGCTATAAATCTATCGCCTAAGGAAATGGCGGTTTTGCGCGAAGTCGCGGACCTTGCCGGCGAGTCTATAGAGACGGTCGCGGGCGTGATTATTTGCCTAGGGATCTATGGGCACATACGCAAGGGCACTATCAAGGCGAGAAAATGAAAATACTGACGCCAGAAGAAATGCGCGCGCAGGTTGCAAAGGTGCGCAGCATGTCAACGGATTTAACAAGCTATGATCTATTCAGCCTTGAAAGCGGCATTGCTTGCGGTATGTTGCTTGTCGCCGCCGAGCAAATAGAAAAATTGCAAGCGCTCGTAACACAGCAGCGGCGCCTAATCGACATTCACGAAACTTTCGCGACCACAACGCCGAACGCCGATGCGGTGAAACCTTGAATTTAATCCGTAAGGGGCTGCCGCCCTTGCCCGCAAGAATGCAGAGGCTCGAAGTTGATAAGCGCGGTTATCCCGTGCCGTGGTTCGTGCAATGGATTATGGATGAGCCTGATTTTAGGGTGGTGAGCCCGCGCAAGTTTCAAATGGCGGTAAGGTTTGGCTATTGCTGGATTTGTGGCGAGCGCTTGGGCGCCCGCAAGACCTTTGTCATGGGTACGCTAAATATTTTAAATCGCGTGACCTCCGAGCCCGCCTGCCATATCGACTGCGCTAGATTCGCGGCCGTGGCCTGTCCCTTCCTTGCGATCCCGCAAGCGCAGTACAGAGAGCCCCCGCAAGGGGCTACTAAGCTTGCGGAAGTGACCGGGCGCAATCCTGGGGTGGTCGCACTGTGGACGACTAAGACTTTTAAAATGGTGCCGGCGGGTGAGGGCAAGAAACTCATTGTGGTATCCGAGCCCGTGGCGGTGGAGTGGTTCGCCGAAGGCAAGCACGCGAGCCGCGCCCAGGTGCGCGAATCATTGGATGAGGGGCTACACCTTGTGTATAGGCCTATCGCCCAAAATCCCTTAAAGCTGCAGCGCATTGACGACATTATCGAATTTGAGAATTCGTACCACAAGGCGCTTAAATTTTTGCCGTCGCCCGAAGGCCACATGTACGCCGATGGCTTCTAAGTGAAAAACATCAGGGACTATCCCGGTTATTTTGGCGCTTACACCAAAAATGAAGCGCCGCAAGCGAAGTATAAAAACGGCGCACGCATTCGCAAGATGTTGTACGAGCATGGCGATTTGACGGGTCTTGATATGACTGGCACGGTTTTAGGCTCGATATTCTCCGAAGGCCTGGGCGTTGCGTACTTTGTGGAATGGGACGATAAGCCTAAGGTCGCGGCCTTAGTGGTGGTGGAAAAACTTGTCTGAGAAAGAATACGCCGCCGCAATCTTGACCTTCTTAGAGCGTAGCGCGCAAAAAGAAAGTAAATCAATGTGCTATCCGATTACGCGCGTTGAATTCTTTAATATTGGCGACCCGTTGCCAGTACGAATTTTTACCGTGATCGATGGTAAATGGGTCGAGAAAATCTTAGGCGCAAGCGCAGCAAAAAATTAATTTAAAATCCCCTTGCGCCCCGTACAGTTTACTGTACAACAAATTGGGCGGGTAAAAATTTCAAGAGTTAAGGGGCGAAACAATGAAAATCAGCGAAGCTTTAAACGCCGCTGCCGATCATATTGAGCGATTCCCAGAAAAATATAATTTCATGTGCCTCAGTACGCCCTTCGGCGGCGAACAGGCATGCATGCTGGGGCGCTTTGCGCAAGTTGCAGGATTAGGCGGCGCTATCAGCGTCGATTCTGTGGCCTATGCGGTGCTGGGCAGGCACCCGCAGCATTTTTATAATGAAATTGCCTCGGCGGCCGGCGCAAGTCCTGCCGACAATGACGAACAGCAAGCGATTTTAAATGATGTAACCAAGATCCCCAACGCTATGCGCCAAGTTGCGCGCAAATATGAAGGTATCCCGCAATCGGTGCTGGAATTATTCAATAATGCAGGCGCCGCGCCTTATATCAGGGTTTGGACTAATCGGGTGCGCGTGCGCGTAGAGGTGCCGTCATGAACATGTATGAAGCAATGAAGCAAACGGCCGCGCATATCAAGGGCAATCCTGCGCAGTATTCTTTTGCCGTGGTCTCGATTCCGCGCGACGGCGGGGAGGGCCGGGAAGGCATGGGCTGTATGCTCGGGCGCTTGGCGCAAATTGCCGGCTATAACACCACGCACGCTAATAATGTGGCGGCCGCGCTCTTAGGTATCAGTGTGGAGGATTTTTTTAGCCGCGTGGCCATGCTTATCCACGGGCAGCCTTATTGCCCTAACGGCATTTTTGATGATCCGATTGTGGTTAATGCGGCATTGGGCGCGTACGCGGAAAAATACCGCGCCGAGCTTCAGGCGCGCGAATGGCCACCTGAGGGCATACCGACACAGGTGCGCGAAATTTTTGCACCGAAGCCTGCGCAGTACAAGGTTGATGCAATTTTCGGCTCGACGCTCGTTTTTCAAAAGGAAGCGGAAGCCTTAAATAAGCAGTTCGCGGCAATTTTCGCAAGTTCAACGTAAGCCACAGCATCTAGAGCGCGTGAAGGGAAACCCGCAAAACTATCGGCGCTGCTAGATGGCTTGACCGAAGGCCGCAACGGGGCTGTTTTCAACTCGCAGACCCCGTTGCGGCTTTTCTTTCTGCAAATATTGAGGAATGCCAAGATGCCATCACCATTTGAGGCCTTTCACGAAGCGGTCTTAGAGTGCATCAAGGATTTAATGGAGCTAGATCCGGCGGCGGACAGCCCCGAGGGGCGTTTATTGGATCGGCTTGCATCAGCAGTTGAAGAATACGAAAAGGTGACCTATCCGATAGGTCAAGTAACTAAACAGGGGTAAGAAAGTGGCGAATATTTCAACCAACACAATTGAATTAACCTTAGCCGACGCTGCGAGCGGCAAGAAAGAGAAGCCGAAAAAGGATATTGCGGCGGCCGATATCGTCTATAAGGGCGAAAAATTGGTGCTACCAGAAGGGATGACCTTGCAGCAAGCCGCAGAGCTTATCGAGCGGCGCAAGGTGTACGAATCCCAAGAAACCTTAGTGCAAGAGGTATTCGATGCCTTCCCCGCCGATGGCGCGTGCATGCTCGATACGGTGCTAAACCGCCGTTACGGGTGGTCTCCCGCCGTGCCGACGCCTGGATTCTTTGGCGATAACCCGCCGCAGCTAATTAACATCGATGTGGCCTATGGCCAGGTCAGGCAAGTGCCATGGGGCCGCTTTTTACTCCCCAATGTCAAAGGGCACCTTGATTGCGGGGTGGGGCGCAAAGACAATCGGTATCTTTTTGCGATCAGCGCGAAGGTTTTGCGCCGGGATGAAAAAGTTGTGCGCGGCCTTTTCGATGAACTGCGCAAAGAAATCAAAGAAAATTCGATCTATCGCGGCAAAGCCATGCGCGTGGCCTTCCTAGACGAGGAAGGGGATGAGCTTACCGTACCCATGCCCAAATTCTTGGATACGGACGCGGTTAATGAAAATATGCTCGTGCTCTCTGAGCAGCTAGAGCGGGCGGTCAATACCAATCTATTCACGCCCATCACGCGCACCGCCGATTGTCTTGCCAATAATATCCCGGTCAAGCGCGGTGTATTACTCGGGGGGACCTTCGGCACAGGTAAGACCCTAATTGCGCATGTCGCCTCTAAGCTCGCCGTGCAATCGGGCATCACCTTTGTCTATATCCAAAAGGCAACGGAGCTTTCCTACGCTATCGAATTTGCGCGCCAGTACCAGTCGCCTGCATGCGTGATCTTTTGCGAGGATATCGACCGGGAAGTCACGGGCGAGCGTTCCGAGGATATGGATGCGATCTTAAACACCATAGATGGCATTGACTCCAAAACCAGCAATATCATTGTGGTGCTAACAACCAATGAGATAAAAGCCATTCACCCGGCCATGCTGCGCCCAGGCCGGCTTGATGCGGTAATCGATGTAACCGCGCCAGATGCAAAAGCCATTGAGCGGCTTATTCATGTGTACGCGGGGGATGCGCTGGAGGCGGGCATTGACTTAAAAGCGGTGGGCGAAGTGCTGGCGGGGAATATCCCGGCGGTCATTGCCGAAGTCGTGAAGCGCGCCAAGCTCTCGCAATTATCCATTCAAGAGCGCGGTACGCAAGTGCAGTCTTTGAGCGCCGTGGCGTTACTTGACGCGGCGCAGACCATACAGGCGCAAGTGCTCTTGCTCAATCCCCCGAAGGTTGCCCCCGTGCATCATCTTGAGCAGTTGTTTACGGGCGTGATGCATGAAGCAATCGATAGCCATGCAGATTTTCGGAAATTAACTAACCGCGTTCAAGAAATCCGCGAGCGCATGTAGGAGTAAAAGACAATGCCATTATTTGAAGTAGCGATAATTCAGAAGCCCACCAAAAAGGAATTAGAAGAGGGCACGGGGAAAGAGGTGCTGTTGTTTGGGCCCGAGGCGGTGCTTGCGCGCGATAACCAGAGCGCGGCTATAACTGCCGTCACGGGCCCGAAGGCGCCAGTAGGCTTAGACATGCAACGCGCGGAGGTACTGGTTCGCCCTTTTGCGTAGAGCCGGCGCGGCAAAACATGCGCGCTGCTATACGCGCAGCGTCAGCGGCGCCGGCTGCAATGGCGGCAGCATCTAGCACCATGACGATGGGCTTCGATGACGAACCTGGAATTAAATATCTTTCGAGCTTGGCGAATACCACAAACTACAGCGCCGCCACATTAACCGGCGGCAGATAACTTTAAACAACCATGGCGCGGCATGAAGTCGCGCCATGTCTTTGACGCTTGGCGTAATAGCGCGCAGATTCCCATGCGGTTGTAGCTAGGATTTCTCTACCCATGCAAGAAAGCGCGCTTTGATTAGCGAAACGCGGCGGCGCCTAAAAGAATGGGGCACATGGGCTTGCGGCGGGGAGCCTTCGCTTTCGTCCATGTTTAAAAGTATGTTCGGTCGCGGTGCGCAGGATTTGCGCGAAATGCCGCCGCATATTCAAGAAATTGACCACATTGTCTGCACCGCTCCCAAAGATATCCGCATAGTCCTTATCAAGTTTTACGGTACCGCCGGTACCTACTACGAGAAGGCAATAGCCTTAGGAATCGACAAACGCACATTAAAGCGGCGAATAGACCGCGCTGATTACTATGTGCATTCAAGGCTTGACAGAATCCCACAAAAAGAATACTTATCTGCGCAGAATGCCGCGACGCGTCGAAGCGATGCCCGCATTCGATCCCCATCCCATAATTTAGAGCCCGCTTAAGTGCGGCGCTTGAGGTATTCGTTATGAATTCAGGCGAAAAGCAAAACAAGGCGAGCGAAAAGGGCATGGCCCGCGCGCATAAGAGCGCCGGCAGCGAGACTATCCGCAGTGAGGAACATGTCGGCTCATCCGGCAGCCATGGCGTGCGCTTCAAGATGCCTAAGGAAGTCGTCGATCATTCTTGCGTGCGCGGCACGATTGGCAAAGAGTAATGCCCGACGTCAAGCGCGATGCGCGCTATAACTCATCCGATGGTAAGGCACGCCAAGCGCCTGACAGTAAGATGACTGGCGCGCGCCTTGTAGCCCAGGTCATGACGGCCGCCGAGGCTCGGGCGGGTGACGGGGATCGCTTAGGCGAACCGCCTGGGGTGCGCTTCTCGATTGGCGAGAATCAAGCCAAGAAAATCAACCATGACGCAGCCCCAAAATAATCAGCGCTCATTATCTGATTTAGTTCTAAAGATGCTCGGCGGCCGGCGACCTAAACCGAGTTACCAAGAGGCGCGTAAAAAGAAGGCATGACCCGCGCCGATGGAGTCAGATTCGCCGACAAGTCGCTTAACTTTGTCTCGGGCGAAGTCCGGCCATTGCGAGAAAAACTTGTCATTAGACCCTTGCCGCCAGTACTCAGCCAAACCATTGCGGCAAATTGGAATGGCGAAGCCGTGCGCGGGTATGTTGTGGCGGCGGGACCGGGCACCTATCCCAATATTCACGAAAAAGGGTTTAAAGACGGGCAGCCATGGCGGCGGGTGCGCACCTTAAAGGCCTTTCGCCCCAATGATGTGAAGGTGGGCGATATCGTGCAATTGGGCGGCATGGAATTGGGCGGGTATTTATGGCCGCACATTTCTATCGATGGGGTTGATCATATTTTAGTGTCTGAGCAAGACGTATGCGGGGTTGAGTGTGGCTGAGCCAACCTACACGGTGGTTAAAGAGCCCTATCATTTAGGCGCCCCGCAAGAAAAATTGTTGGCGCGCTCCAAGGCGAATGCCGAGCGCAAAAAGCACGCAAGCAATCCCAAAGGCGTAACCCCGCCTGGGTTAATTCCTTTCGTCAAAGGCGGCCCGCGCCCGCAGCGGGTTTCGGTAACCTCACGCGCGCGGCTAAATGCGCGCTTTTTAACCGCGCTCGCCGATGATTTTGAGGTACACGGCAAGCGCGCCATTGAGCGCATGCGCGTGCATGACCCTTCCGGGTATATCAAAACGGTGGCGTTTTTGATGCCTAAGCAGTTCGAGCAAACCACTCCCATGCAGGACCTAACAGACGAAGAGCTAGAGCGCGGTATTGACTATCTTAAATCCAAACTTGCTCTTAGCCATGGAACTGGAACTGGAGCGGCGCCGCTCCTTATCGAGGCTGACGGACTACAAACCATATCCGAAGCAAAGGGAATTCCACAAAGCGGGGCTTGATTATCGCGAGCGCCTGCTAATGGCAGGTAACCAGCTTGGCAAAACGCTTAGCGCGGGGTTTGAAACGGCAATGCACCTCACGGGCGAGTACCCGCCGTGGTGGGAAGGTCGGCGCTGGGGTCGCGGTACTGTCGGATGGGCTGCTGGCGTCACTGGTGAGTCAACACGAGACAACCCGCAACGCATTTTGTTGGGTAGACCTGGGGCCCCAGGCACAGGGGCAATCCCTAAGGACAAGATTATTGATACCAGTGCGTCACGTGGTCTCGCTGATGCGGTTGATACAATCCGGGTCCGACATAAGAGCGGTGACACGTCAACATTACAGTTTAAGTCCTACGAGAAAGGCCGCGAAAAGTGGCAAGGTGAAACGCTCAATTTTGTTTGGTTTGACGAAGAACCGCCGGAAGATATCTATACCGAAGGTCTCACCCGCACTAACGCAACGGGTGGAATTAGCTTTATCACTTTTACGCCGCTCCTAGGCATAACTGGGGTTGTTCGGCGCTTCATTATCGATAAGCAGTTAGGCACGCACGTCACGCAAATGACGATTGATGATGCGGCCCACTACACGCCCGAGCAACGCGCGGCAATCATTGCTTCATACAAGCCCTTTGAACGCGACGCGCGCATTAAAGGCATACCGCAATTAGGGAGTGGCCGGGTGTTTCCAGTAAATTCCGATGATATTGCGGTTGCCGGCTTTGCGATCCCGGAGCATTGGCCACAAATTGCCGGCATAGACTTTGGTTATGACCATCCGAGCGCGGCCGCGCGTATGGCCTGGGATCGCGACAACGATATTCTCTATGTCACGGCGACGCATCGCATGCGTGAGCAAACGCCCGTGATGTTTGCAAGTGCGGTCAGGCATTGGGGTTCCTGGCTTCCCTGGGCTTGGCCGCACGACGGGCTGCAGCATGACAAGGGCTCCGGTATCCAGCTTGCCGAGCAATACCGCGACAACGGGCTAGCGCTTTTGAAAATGCGCGCGACCTTCCCCGATGGGACCTATGGGTTTGAAGCTGGCATTTCCGAAATGCTGGAGCGCATGCAGACGGGGCGCCTTTTAGTGTTCTCCCATCTTCGCGATTGGTTCGAGGAATTTAATTTGTACCACCGCAAAGAGGGGCTAATCGTTAAATTAAATGATGACCTGATGAGTGCGACGCGTTACGCAATGATGATGCGCCGTTTTGCGATTGTGCAGACCAAGAAAATCGCGCGCCCGTTATTCAGCCAAACCAATGCGAGCGCTCGAAATGATGGGCTCGGCTGGATGATGTAGTTGGCTTTTCAGCTAATCAATACTGGCACGTTTCCTAACGATGCCACGGGCGACCCTGCGCAAACAGCATTCATAAAGATAAACAGCAATTTCGGCCAGTTATTCGGTATTTCCCCGCTCACCATTGGGCCGCCGGCATTCCCGCCTGGGGGCGTGGCGCTTACCGTTAATGCTGTACAGAGTAGCGCCGCGCTAGTTGTTAACGGGGTTGTTGGTTCCAATGCGGTTACCATCAATAACCTAGCGCCTACCGCAGCCATTGCGATCCAGAACGCGGCTTCGGGCGGTTTCGGGGTTCTCGTCTCGGCGAGCGCCGGTAATGTCTGTAACGCGCTGCAATTTGGGCAAGCTGGGCAAAGCCTGTGGGCATTGTCCGAGCCCGCCGCAACTAGCAATTTTACGATTACTACCGGCGCTGTCACGCCGTTAACGATTACTAACGCAGGGAACGTCACAATCGGCGCGCCGAGCGGCGGCAGCCCTCTGTCAGTAACTGGCGTTGCCAATAGTCAAACTATTGTCGTAACTGGGTCGGGCACTTCGGGGCAGTCATTCGGCGTAAATATTAGAGCGGGGACCACCGCTGCAGATACTGCGTTAGCTATTACCAATGTCGGGGTTACGCAAAATCTATTTCAAATTTTTGGTGATGGCGGCGCGGTAATCGGCACGCCAACGGGCGGCGACAAAGGCTTGGGCACTCTCAATTGCACTGGGCTTTTTGTCAACGGAGTGGCGGTAACGGTTCCATGATTGATATCGATACATTACGAAATACGATTGCTTTTCTTAACCGCGCGCAGATCTCAGGTGCGGAAGTGCCCGCATGGGTCGCAGTCTTTAATGCGCTTAATGCGGAAATGCAACGACTACAGGCGCCGCCCACATCGCAGTAATCACTACGCCGCTACAAATTTGGACAGCAGATAGCACTAACATTACTTGCGATACGATTAATTTTCTGGGCGATGGCGCTTGCACGGTGAACGGTGGGGGGACTCCGATACCCGAAGCCGTGAAGGGACAGAATTTCAACAAGATCAGCTACGGCGTTATTAATCAGCTTCCTAACTAATGCCTATCACCCCAGGCGAATCGAACAAACCAGCAACCACCGATGATGAAATAGTAAGAGAGTGCGCCGAGCGACTACGCATAGCGGTGCAAGCGGAAAGCGAAAACCGCGCGCATGGAGTGCAAGCCTTAGAATTTCGGGATGGCCAGCAATGGCCCGATGATTTATACAACCAGCGCAAGATTGATCGGCGCCCCTCTCTTACGATTAATCACACCAACACATTTGTGCGCCGTGTTGTTAACAACATGCGCCAAGAGCGCCCGCGCATCAAAGTTCACCCAGTAGGGGATGGCGCGGACGTCGAGAAGGCAAATGTGGTGGGCGGCCTAATCCGCCATATCGAGAACATGAGCGCCGCGTCAATCGCCTATGACACGGGCGGCGAGTCCGCTGTGACGATTGGGTGGGGCTACTGGCGGGTTTGCTCAGACTACATTGAGCAAGACTCATTCGACCAAGAGTTATTGATCAAGCCCATCCGTAACACGTTTACCGTGTACATGGACCCGGCCAGCAACTTGCCCACAGGTGA